CGTGCAGAGCGGGGAGGCCCCGAACGTTTTCTCCATCGGGGAGCAGCTCATGCTCAACTACAACGACGGGACGAGCGATTATGTCCTGCCGTGGGACATCGTGCACTTCGGAAGAGTGACGCTTCAGGACGGCGAGATCGTGCCCGGCATGGTCATCCAGTCGCACTACGCCATGCAGGGCGTGCAGTTCGACGCGAGCGAGGCGATCTTCGTGGCAGCCGCCGCCATGGCCGCCGGCACGTATCACTTCACGATCGGGACGAGCTGGGGCACGCACTGCGTGAAGGACAAGGTATACCAGTTCACCACCACCGAAGAGATCCCGGAAGGCGGGTGCATCGTTGTGGGCGGCTCGGACACCTTCTACACGTGGGGCGCTCCCGACGTGAACCCGTCCAACTGGAAGGTGTGGACGTTTGCCAGCAACTCCAGCGTCACGCCTCTCGACAACGGGCTGGAGCTGACCGAAGGCTCCGGAGGCACGGACCTGGGGACCGTCGCATCGAACATCGCGTACGGCACGAGCAACCCGAACAACCTGCAGCGCGCGGCGTACGGATACAACCGGTGGAGCCAGAGCGGGATGCGCCAGTGGCTCAACTCCGCGGCGGCCGCCGGAGCGTGGTGGACTCCGCAGAACACCTTCGACCGGCCCCCGAAGCAGCTGGCCACCGTGCGCGGATTCATGAAGGGCTTCGACGACGCGTTCCTCAATATCATAAAGCCGGTGAAGGTGATGACCGCGCTCAACACGGTGACGGACTCCGGCATCGGCACGAGCGAAGCGACCTACGACACGTTCTTCTGCTCCAGCCTGGAGGAAGAGTACATCGCGCCGCAGCTCGCCGACGTGGAGGGACCGTACTGGGAATACTGGAAACAGAGGCTCGGCCTCTCCTCCCCGCAGGCCCAGGGCGGCGGTGGAGCGAACGCGTTCCACATCCGATACGGCTATGACGCCAAGACCACAGCGCAGTACGTTCGGTTGCGCTCCGCGTATCGTGGCTACGCCAGCACCACGTGGTATGTCTACGCGTCGGGCTACGCCAACAGCTACGGCGGCGCGACGTACGCGTCTCGGCCGTGCCCGGCTTGCGTCATTTGCTAATCAGTCATCGGCACCCGCCACGCGGGTGCCGCCTCACAGAGGTTTAAGCAATGTCAGTCCCAGTAAACCAGCGCTCACAAGGCAAATTGGAAGTCTGCGTCAAGGCTCTCGATCTGGCGAGCTACACGCTGAAGATCACGGCGAACCGGAAGATCTTCGCGGAAGAGCTGCAGCGATCGCTCACCGACAAGATCACCGGCACAGCACTGGACATATGGACGAACGTATGGACGGCGAACAACGTGCTGGTAAAAGAGGAAGGAGACCTGGACGAACGTCTCCGTCTGCAGCAGGAAGCGGCGCGGCTGTGCAACATCCTGCTGAGTCTCATCGAGCTGGCGGGCAAGGTGTTCCACCTCACATCCAAACGGGTGGCGTACTGGACGGGGAAGACCGTCGAGGTGCGGAACCTGATCCGGGCATGGCGCGAGAGCGACAGGAAACGGTACTCGGCAATGTTTAGATAGGGGCGCAGGCTGTAAGCGCAGAACGTTCGGTTGCGCTCCGCGAATCGTGGCAACGCCAACAACACGTGGAATGTCAACACGTCGGGCAACGCCAACAACAACAACGCGACGAACGCGAATCGGCCGTGCCCGGATTGTGTCAGTAGAGGCTGTGAAAACCCGTCCGCAGGTCGGGTATGCCGCAAATGATGACGCAAGGAGCCGAGGCCCCTGCCGAAAGGCGAACAATTGGTCTGTGATGCGCACGACTCCAAGGAGCCGGATGAGCTATGAACACAGACGATCCCTTTGATATGGAAGCCGTAATAGGCTTCGAGGCTTTGTACCTTTCGATGCTCAAATGCCGGAAGGGCGTGGTGTGGAAGGACAGCGTGGCGTCGTTCTGCCTCAACGGAACGGAACGGGTGGCGGCGCTAAGCCACGACCTGCACACGGGAAAGTACAAAGCAAGGCCCACGGTGAAGTTCAGGATCACGTCACCGAAGCCGAGAGACATAGCCAGCATCACCTTCCGCGACAGAGTATATCAACGGAGCCTGAACGACAATGCGGTGTATCCGATCATGACGAGCAGTTTTATATACGACAACTATGCCTGTCAGGTCGGTAAGGGCACGGACGCGGCGCGGGAGAGGCTGAAGGAATTCCTCCGGAGGCATTACCGAAAGCACGGGGCGGGCGGCTGGGTGGCGCAGTTCGACATCAGGCACTATTACCCCAGCATGAACCACGCCGTAGTGGAGGAAATGTTCCGGAAGAAGCTGCCGCCGCAGATCTTCGAGATGGTGAAGACCATACTGCGGGAACAGTATGAGGGCGAAGCAGGATACAATCCGGGGAGCCAGCTCGTACAGATCGCCGGCATCTCCGTGCTGGACGGATTCGATCACTACGTCAAGGAGCAGCTGCACGCGAAGCTGTATCTCCGGTACATGGACGACTTCATGATCATATCCGAAAGCCGGGAGTACCTGGAGGCCTGCGTGCAGAAAGCGGAGGCGTACCTGAAGACCGTGAAGTTCGAGCTGCACCACGAGAAGACGCGCATCTATCCGCTGAGCGAGGGGATCCCGTTCCTGGGGTTCCGGTTCCGGCTGACGGACACGGGCAAGGTGCTGATGCTGATCGACCCGAAGAACGTGAAGCGGGAGCGGCGGAAGCTGCGGAGACTGGTGAAGCGGTCAAAGCAGGGGTACCTGCCGAAAGAGAAGGTGGACGAGTCCTACGCGGCGTGGAGAAACCACGCGAGCAAGGGCAACACCCATAAACTGCTTGTCCGGATGGACAAATACTACCTTGATTTATGGAGGGAACCAAAACCATGAGTACAGTCATCAAACGCGGCACCACGCCGCAGGATCAGGCGCTGCTTGACAACACCATCGCGAACGCGGAGAACGCCTCGAACGTGACCGCCATCGCCTTTGTCACCCTGGCGGAGAGCGGGGCGATCGACGAGGTGACCGCCACCGAACACGCGGACGTCTTCTCTCCGTGGGCCTCCGGCGTGGCCTATGCCGTCGGGAACCTCAGGGCGTACGACGGCAAGCTGTACAAATGCGTACAGGCGCATACGTCCCAGGACGACTGGACGCCCGACGTCGCCGTATCCCTGTGGTCGCTGGCGGGAGATCCGGGCGAAGAGTGGCCGGAGTGGAGCCAGCCCGTCGGCGCGCACGACGCGTACGCCCTGGGCGACAAGTGCAGTCACAACGACAAGCACTGGGTATCCGACTGCAACAGCAACGTGTGGGAGCCGGGCGTGGCCATGTGGACGGAGGCGACGGAAGAATGAAGCAGCAGGTGACGCTGGACGGGAAAGAAGTCCGGAAGATCATCGCCAAATTCCTCGGCATCGCCGAAGAGAACGTGATCCCCCTGCGGTATAACTTCGCCGTAGAGGGGATGTCCCCGGAGGAGATCGCCAGAAAGATCGAGAGCTGACGGCAAACGCTCCGAACAATCGTACAGTAGCAGCGCGGCCCGGACGGTAAGGGGCCGGTTTGCTAAACCGAGGCAGGATGAGAGTCCTAAGGGGTTCGACTCCCTTGCGCTGCGCCAACAATCACGGAGGATCCTATGGCAAAGAAAGCAGGAGTGAGCATACAGCGGACGATATACTCCACGTTCCGGGGCGCGGACTTCTCTACGGACCCGTCCCTGGTGGAGCGGTACCGGTCTCCGCTGTGCACGAACATCATAGCCGACGGCGGCGGCATGCCGCAGAAGCGATGCGGCTGGCGCGTGATCCTGGAGAGGACCGGAAAGGTGAACGGCCTGTACAGTGCCAAATTCAGCGGGACCACGCACATGCTCGCGCATATCGGCACAACGCTTGTCAGATTCCTTGACGACGGTACGGCCCAGGCATTGCAAATAGGACTGGCCAATCAGAAGAGCCGGGCTGTGTTCATGAACGGGAAGCTCTGGATCGTTACCGGCGGAGGATACTTCGTCTACAACGGAACGAACGCGAAGAAAGTGAGCGCGGCGGACGCCTACGTGCCGACAACGGTGATCACCAGGATGCCGACGGGCGGAGGCGTGAGCTACGAGGATATCAATATGCTCACGCCCTACCGGAAGAACGCCTTCCAGACGGACGGCTCCGCCACGACCTTCACGCTGGACAGCAGCATAGACGCGACGGGAGACGTGAAGGCGTGGGTGTGGGGCGTTGAGGTGACGGTGGCCGAGGAAGATATCGACCGGGTGAACGGCACGGTGACGATCTCCCCGGCGCCGGCGGCTCCGGACGCGGGACAGGCCGACGGGCTGGTGATCCAGTTCCCGCATACCGTATCCGGATACACCGACCGTATAGACAAGTGCACGATCATCTCCACCTACGGCGTAGGCACCAACGACCGCATCGTACTGAGCGGCAATCCGGATTACCCGAATCAGGACTGGATCAGCGGGCTGGGAGATCCGACGTACATCCCGGACCTTAGCTATTCAACCGTGGGCAGCGAGAGCACCGCCATCATGGGCTACCTGAGAGTGGGGAGCTACCAGGCGATCGTGAAGCAGGACGACGGCAGGGACTCCTCCATCTTCCTCAGGAGCGCTCAGACCAACGACAGCGGCGAGGCCATCTTCCCCCTGCAGCAGGCGATCGCGGGCGTGGGATCCGTGGCGCCGGGGAGCTTCGCCACGCTGCTGGACGATCCCATGTTCCTCTCGCGGGAGGGCGTGTATGCGGTGGCAAGCGCGGCGTATACCAGCGAGAAGCTGGCGCAGCA